TTCTCAATGCTTCTGCATCTTGTTTAAGTTTATTCTCATTAGCTCTTTTTTCTTCAGCAACAACTTGTCTTTGTCTTTCTTCTTCTTCAGCTTTAGCTCTAGCCTCTTCTGTAGCTTTATTTCTAGCTTCTTCAGCAAGTCTAGCTTCTTCTCTAGCTTTATAAGTTTCTGCAACTTTTTCTGAAATTGCATTCGATATTAACTCAATAGAAGAAGAAACACCACTAAGGCCAGCTTTTACTTCCGCTACAAATTCAGCAGTAAGAAGGTCTTCAGGTAAAGGTGCTTTTACTATTGCATCAGAAATAGATGCAAAGAAATCAGTATAAGACTCTGAAGTAAAAACAGTAACATTAGTAGCTTCTTTACTTTTAGAAACAGACTCAACAACTTCTATCACTTTTTCTACAACTTCTTTATCTACTTTTTCAACAGGAATTGCTTCTTCTTTAGTATGTTCAGCTTTTACAACATCTTCTGTAACTTTTTCATCTTCTTTTTTAGTACCTCCAAACCAACTGCTCAATAAACCTCTAAGTTCATCAGTAGATTTAGTGGTATAATTCTTTCCCACATTAAAATGGTCTTTTGCATTAGGAGCTTTTTTTAAAATTTCACAAATTTCAGCTCTAGCATCTTTATAGGAAATAGTACTGTAATCTACTCCTGCTTTAGTTTTCTTTGGCATTAAGAAAAGAGTAAATCCTTCATTTGGCAAAACTGCAGCATCAGCTTCAAGAGTCAATTTAGATTCTCCAATTACTGATTTCATACCATTGTATAAAATGCCATTTTTACTTAAATCATTTTGCAATTGTCCCCATGTGGTAGCAGAGGTTTCTACAACTTTTTCTCCACCTTGAGTGGAATAAACTTTTACAATCATTTTAGTTATTTTTAAATTATTAAATTATTTTCTCTTAAAAATTTTTGTAATTCTTTTTCCCCTTTGAATTTATACATTTCAGCAGGGTCTGTAATTTTCTCTTTTAATAATTTTGTAGGTAAAGCTAAAGAGACAGCTTTATCAGGAAAAACAGTATTAATGTATTCAGCAATTTCTGCTGAAGCTTTTATTCCAGTGGTATCATTATCAAAGAAAACAACCACTTTTTCAAAGCCTTCAACTAGATTAAATAAGTATTCATCATCAGGCATTTGGCCTTCATTCTGAAACCATCTTACCTCAAGTCCTTGATTTTTGAGAACCCTATAATCTTTATAAGATTTAGTAATTATCAGTAAAGAGCCTGAAGTCACAAAAGATTTATTACCTCCTATATCATTTTGAGTACAATTTGTAATCCATTTTCCTTGTCCTTTCTTATCAGGAGTATAAATTTTAACCCTTTCTCCAAAATTGCCTACAAGATAAGTCCTAGTATTAGGTCTTATTACAACATAGGACTTAAATCTTTTTGAAAAAACTTTATACCATACAATAGGAAAGACCTCATCTTCAATTAAATTAGCTTTTGAAATTCCAAAATCAGTCCAAAAAGCCCTGTCAACAATACCATTAAATGCTCTTGCTTTAAATGGAATATCTTTTTTAACTTCTTCATTTTTAATTATCTCCATTTTACGACTAGGAGGACATATAGTTAAATCTTTTTTAAGAATATTATCTATTAAGACTAGAGATTCAAAAAAACTTACTTCATAAGCATCTTGGATAGCATTGAAACAATCTCTATGTCTTCTTTTTGTAGTTTCTGCCCAATCAATAAAATATAGAGTTCCTTTATACCATTCAAAATAACAATCAGGAACTTTATCTTTTCTAAAAGGAGAGATAAGATATTGATGTTCTTTTATAGGATTCTTGAATACAATCCTGAAAATATCCTCTTGAGAAATTCTCTCAAGAATATTATCTTTAGTGAGATACCCACTAAATTCTTCTGAATACCCATATTTTTCCATCTTTAGAAATATTTTAAATAGTAAGAGGGGTTATAAAAATAACCCCTCTTATTTTAACTATGTATTACCACTTAGCACTACTATCTGTTGTAGTAGAGGAATTTGCATTCATTTGACTAGCACCTGCTGATACAGCTTCTTTTTGCATTGCAGCAAAATTAGAGGCCATAAACCAACCATTTCTAGTAAAAGGATGCACATTACCATCAGCATCAACATATCTCAATGCAGTTTCAGAGTCTGCAGCATTAAGTTTTTGTTGTTTTTCCCAGGCTCCAACAGGAGGAACATGTACACATAACCATCTTCCGTGTTTCATATTTTTTGGAAACTCTAAGAAAGTTCTGCTAGCTTCACCTGTAATTTGCCATTGAAATTGTGCAAAGGCATCTAATTTAATTGTTGCAAAATTTGAGGGCAAAAGGGAGGAAAGAATGTGGCAATAATGCTTAAAGCTTTGTATCTGTATAGATAAAGCTTCTTTAATTTTTTCCTTTGGTACAAAGCATCCTACAATATGCACCATAACTGCACTTAATTCATTTTGTGCTAGTTTAAAAGCAGGGTGTGCAGGGTCTGTAACTTCAATTTGAGCTTTAGTTACAGGGTCTTTTGTAAAAGCTTTAGTCACTGCAAATTTTCTTGCACTTTTTTCTCTGCCATCAATATTGAAAACAATATCAATAGCCTCTCCTTCTGCACCATCTTTACCACCATTTGCAGTAAATTCAAACTTAGTTAAAAGAATGTTGCCTGAATTTAATCCAAAGACAAAGGATGATGATTCTGGTCCTTCTGACTCATCATATCCATAACCACTTGATTGAGGAACTTGATTCTCACTCATAATAAAATATGTATTTAAAAGGTTAATTAATTAATTAAAGAATTGAATCTGTTACAGATAAATCCTCTTCCCAAGGTTCTCTGGAAGGAGCTTCTTCCCAAGGCATTTCTTCTTCAACTACCTCAACTTCTTCAATTACTTCAACTTCTCCAATGTTTTCAGATTCTTGCATTTCTGCAGTTTCTTGAACATCTGTTGCTTGACCAGTGGTTTGAGGCTCTCCTTGAACTTTTTCTGTATCATCAATTAATACAAAACCTGGTGCTGTTTTGGTTTTTAATCCTTTTAGTTTTGGATTACTAAAAAGTGCTTTCAAGTCTTTACCTGAAAGATTGTACTTGGCTTGAATCATTAGTCTTGATAAGCCATTATTTAAATCATTTTGTACACCACTTACTGTAAGCTGTACTTGTCTCGGAGTTGTAGCTGCAGCTACATTCCCATTTTGCTCTAATTCTGACATTTGTCTAAAAATTAAAAAGTTAATAAATATTTATTTTCCTATTTTAGCATAGGTGCTTTACTATTCTCCATTATTATAGCTGTGAATTGCATCACTCACTGCTCCTAAATCATTTAAGACATAGGTTTCTTTAAACATTCCAACAGGAGATTTTGCTGGATATTGTCCATCAAAGTTGGTAACAAAGAATTTTGAAACTTTCTTTTCTTTGTCATCCCAAACTTGTTTTCCATACAAAACAATGGTAAAAAGTCCTTCAAGAGTTACCTTGTTATCTAACATTTTTCCAATTGTTTTAATCTTGTAGCTTGTTTGGAAACCATTTTCAATTTCTTCACTATGAGTAAGTACAAAGAAATTCATGTGAGCTGGAAGATTTATTCCTGTATTCAAAACATCATAAGCATTCTTACTTAATTTATTGAACTTATCGAAACCTGCTTTTAAAGCTTGTGCCATAAATTCATCAGCTAAAATGTATTGATAGTCATCAATAACAATGTTTTTGATTTCAGGTCTATTTGCTCCAATGTATTGCATCACTTTTATAATGTCATAAGGATTACAGGATTCCAAATAATTACCAACTTTAGGTGGCCCTGTTAAAATATCTACAGGAATATATACTTTTTTCCAACCTCTGAAAGGTAGAGGTTTCCCTTTAACATTAAAGAAAAAAGTTTCTGCTGGATTTAATCCTTTTATTCCTAATTCAGGTATTGAACCTACTGAAGTAGTTTTACCAAAACCACTTTCTGTCACAATTGCTATTGCATTTGACATAACTATTTAAAATTTAAAATTAATACTAAGGTTCTAAAGGATGTTCAGCTTCTCCCATTACCCATTCAAGAGCAGCTTTTACTCCATCAAGATAAGACATTCCAAAGAATGGATTTTCTCCATTGTTTTCCATATCAGCTATATCAGCTAATACATTGTTGATTTCTTCTTCTTCTTTCATTTTAATTTAATAATTTCCATACCCCTGATTTTCAATTAAAGGCACAAAAGAGTTAATATTTCCTTTCATTATACTTTTAAAATGCATTGGACATTCAGTATCTCTGCTTTCCACAAGATGAATTGAAGTGTAATTTGGATAAATTTCATCATTAGATGAACTTTTAATTTGTAGTCCAAAATGCTTTGTTAATCCATACTTTTCATCATTTGGATTCATCATTGTAAAAACATAGTCTGCTTCTTCTGAGAGATTTCCTGTTTCTTTAATATCATCTCCTGTTGGATAAATAAATTCATTGTTATACTTTAGTCTTGTAACATCTCCTAGCCCTCTATTAAGGTGTATAATATCTACAAATGTAAATCCACACCAATTTCTAAGTTCTACTTGATATTCTACCATTTTATCTACAAGTTGTTTTTTAGTAAACCCTCTTTCATCTTTGAGCTTTCTAATATGGTCCAGTACTATGATAGTAAACTTGTTTGGATTATTTGGTTTCCAAGATTCTCTTCTTTCTTTCTGAACTTTAATTTCATTACCATTGGTTCCTGTAACAGTTTCCCAATAAGTTGATTTATTCCAAGTACCCTCTTGAGCTGAATATTGTCCAATATAATTTCTTATTCCTGTGGGATTATCCCTAACTTCAACAAATCTAATAAGACCTTTTTTAATCTGTTCTCCATTTTCATTGTACTCTCCAAAAAGAGGTATAATTCTTTCCTCATAGATTTCAAGAACTATTCTTTGATGTTCTTCAGATGGTATTATTCTACAACCTTCATTATCTGACATTTTACCTTCAAGATAAGTTGGACTAATTTCATAAACTTCATTTTTCCAATTAAAAGTTGTAATACCATAATCTCTAAACATAAAAAAAGTAATGTATTTGAACTCTTTTTTTACTCTGTTGATTTCAAAGGAAAAATAAATCCATTCTATTTCAATACCTAAAGGATTTCCTTTTTTAATTTCATCAAGTAAAAATAAGAATGGAGAAAGAACAAATGCAAAATCTGTGAAAGTAGTTTTTCCTACTTTAGGGCCTGCTCCAACTACATAAATAGCTGACTTTTGAACTCCACCTGTAGCTATGTCAATAGTTTTGATGCCTGTAGGCAATCCAAAATTTAGACCTGCTAGACCATTTTTGAACTTTTCTCTGAAATTCATTACTTGATTAATTTGAGTGCTTCAAACAATCCTTTTTCTAATGCTTCTTCATAACTATCATAGGTATATCTACCCACTGGATTTTCACTTTCTTCAGGAATAAGGGGATGGTCTTCAGTTCTAGTAATAGGTCTAATTTCATAGTTATATCTCAAACTCCAAGAATCAAACTCTCCATCATCATTAAAAACAATAATGTTAATAAAATGAATTTCCCTTAACCATTTTTGAAGTAATGACTGAGTACAACAAGTTATTCTTGTTAAACTAAAACATTGAGTATTAAATCTTCTTTGGTCAACACCTTTTTTACATTGAACTTCTTTTATTCCATTTACAAAGTAAAAATAAGTGCTTTTACCATCAAACCCTTTTTCTTTAGCTAATTTAGCTATTTCAAATGTTACTAACTGTTCTTGCATTTTATCTCATTTTTAAGGTTCTAGCATCTCTAATACCTGAAATCTTAATAGTTTCAAGCCATTGCTCAAGCATACTAACTCTACTAAAACCTGCTCCATCCATAATGAATTTATGAGAAGATTTGAGATATTGAGGTTCTTTAACTGTTTTGAAATAAGCTTGAGTAGCAGCAAAGACATCTTGTATTCTTACTTCAGGATGTTCAGCAAAGAATTTTTTCATTCTTGAATCTACAGAAGATTTAGTTCCTTTTCTTTCAGGATTAATCTTTGCAAAACCTTCCATCCATTCTCCTACCCAAGCAAAAGCTTCACTTTTCTCTTCTGCAAATAAAGGAACTTTCCATATAATTTTATGGAGAGTAGTAGAATTGTCTTTATACTCTCTTTCTACTATTTTAAGAGCATTGACTTGTGTTTTTGTTTTTTCATTAATATATTGGGTATCTAAATCGAAATAAATACCCAGTAGATAAAGAAGTGCAACATCTTTATTGATATTGCACTCTTTAAAAGCTACTAATATATCAGAATTAATTGATACAATTTTTGACATTTTATTTATGTTTTACTACTTCGGGAGAATATCTTTTAAAAATTTGTGTAAAAGATTTTTTAATCTTAGCAAAATCAAAACTATTTTCTCCTTCCGTTAATTGGTCTAAACAGTTTACTATAAGATACCTTTTAGTTATTTTTCTTGAACTGTAAATATCATCAATTTCTAATGAATAATTCAATAAATCATAATCCATTTCTCCAGTTTTAAACTCTTTTTGCCATTTATTTTTAACATTAATCTCTTCTTCTGTATTTTTCAAAGAGATAGGTTTATTATTAAATGTTCCATTACCATGTCTTGTATGATAAGCTCTTGTTACATAATAGATTTCTCTATCACGTATTCCTAAAATATCACAAATTTTATGTGCATTTTTAGAAGTAGTGTTGGAATAAGTTACATTGGGAAACACACCATGGTCCATATCAAGAAGAATACCTTGACTACCTTCAAATATTACTTTTGAGAACCTACTAAGATAAGAATAATTTTCTATTTTCCAAGAAAAAGTTTCAACAGATATTGCAAATTTTTGAATAAGAGCTAACTCATCTTCAGTATAATCTGTTAATCCCATTTTATAATACTCTTCCCTAATGGCATCAAGTTTTTCATAAAAAGAAGGTAAATGAAGTAAATCAACAGCATACAATTTATATGGTGTTAAATTTCTCTCCATAGTTTTACCTACACCCATACCACAAGTACCATCTTCAATAGTTTTTGCACATCTTCTGTTGGCAATAACATCATAAGGAGTTGTTACCATTGCTAAAGGATGTAAAACAAGATGTGGCCTAAGATTTTTTTCAGCTAAAACTTCAACTTCTCTCACAATACTATTTGGAAAAAAAGTAGTATGTTCACTAAAATAAGTAGGGATATTGCTAAATGTACCTGCTCCAAAATTAGAAAAAATATGCTTGACTCCATTGTAGATTACAGTATGTCCTGCTTGTTGTCCACCAGAAAATCTAACTACACATTTTTCTTCTTCTCCTACTCTACAAAGAGTTGCTACTGTGACTCCTTTTCCTTCATCTCCATAACCTAAGCCAAGCACTATTTCAGCCTTCATTATAGAAATTTATTATCATTTTCATCAGTTGCCTCTTTTGGAACAATTTGTCCTAACTCTAACATATCAATAGGTGTGGAAGAATTTTTCAAAGATTCTGCAACAACAATTTGTTTTATTGTTTCAGGAATTTCTGTATAACTATTTAAGAAAATAGCTCTTTCTCCAAGAACATCTTGCCATTGTACTAAAGAATCATCAGATTGTGCTCCTGGAAGTAAATGATATGTGTTCCATTTATGAGCTGTATTTTGAATCTCTTGTTTTGAATCAATTTGACCCAATTCAGGATTTCCCATAATATGATTTAAAGAGTTTACATCAATTGTTTGGTGAAATCTCTCATCACCAATAGTAAACAAGAAACCTTTTTGATGTCTTTTATCCCAAGCATCTGTTTCAATACAATGATTAGCAAACCAATGTGCTAAAGGATAAGATTCACCTCTATTTCCTCCTCCTCTTCCTTCTAGCCAAACTCTTTTTAACCAAATATCTAAATCTTCATCTCCTGATTCAAATTGACTTATTTGAAGAGGTGCTGAATCAGTTTTATGGTCTCCAATAGCTAAGAATAGTATCTGTGGGTCAGGAAGACCTGCAGCAATAATACTATTCATAATATGAGGAAGTCCTGTTCTAATAAGGTCAAGAGGAATATGTCCCATTGACCCTGTTACATCAAGAGCAAGAATGATAGGAATTGAATTAGGATGTACTTCAGAATCTCTGGATTCTCTTAACTTTACACCTTTTGGATTCATCATCTCATGCATTTTACCAACTCTGTTTTGCTCAAAGATTTGGTTAGGTTGTTGTGACATAAAAGACAGTGTTCTTGCACTGTCTCTTGAAGTATTTTCTGCACTATATTGTGAATATCCCATAATTAGTTTGTTACAACTTTGTTAAACAATTCCAAATATCTTTCTTCAGCAAGCTCAAGTTCAATTTTAGCATTTCTGATAGCAATAGTAATTGCTTTATCTTTTTGTAAAATCTCATCAGCATTTACAGAAGTTGAAAGAACAAGACTTAAAGCATTAGTAGGACTAAAGTCATACATACCTTTTCTTTCTTTTTCTAATCTGCTTACTTTTCTTTTTGAATCTTCTACATCTCTCTTAAAAGAGAGTTCAAGGTCTTCAGCAATAGCATCTCCTCTATCACTTCTAATTTGAGCATTAGTTCTACCTAATGATTCATAAACAAATCCTTTGTTTTCTACTGCTGGTGTAGTTCTTGTTTCTGACATTTTAATTTAATTTTGATTTATAATTGTTTTTATTTCTTCATAATTTACATAAGTTATACAATCTTTGTCTAACTCTTCAATTGCTTTTTCAACCCAGATTTCATCTTGAGTGCCTGCTGCACATAAAATATAAATTTGTGCTCTGTGTCCATCTCTGTACCTCACTATTCTCCCAATTCTTTGAATAAGATTAAGAGCTTTTGAATTTAATTGGACAACAAAACCATTATCTAAGTTTGGTATATTATGCCCCTCATTCAATGAGTTCACACAAGATAGTCTGTTAATTCTACCTTCTTTAAAATCATCAAAACTAGCATCAGTTTTTTTACTTTTAGAGTGAAAAGAATTTTGACACAATTCTTCTGCTTGAGAAATTCCTCCTGCAAAAATGAGAGTTCTTTCATTTATTGGTATTAAATTCTCTAGGAGGAATCTCGCAGCTTCAGTTTTTGATTTTAAATCATAAATGAATCTCATTCTAGCTAAAATTTTAAACATTGCTGTAGCTTTAACTCTTGTATCAAGAGAAAACATAGCTCTGTTCATTACTTCTGTAAGATATTCATATCTTGCAACTTCTGTTTGTAAAAAAGGATTATTTTTACCACCAGCAATACAAGTTTTCTTTTGTGCTTCTAATGGCACTTTAATTACTGTAACCTGATAAGGAGACACTAATCCTAATTCAACAGCTTTATCTAAAGATAAAGTGTAAACAACTTTAAAACCTAATCCATATAAGATAAGTTGTTTTTCTTCATTTTCAGGTACTGTAGCTGTTAAACCTATTGCTTTATCTACATTATTTTGATAAAAAAATCCAGAATTACTTTCAGTAATATTATGAATTTCATCACAAATTACTAAATCAAACTCTTGATTTTCAAACTTATTAGCAGATACATAACAACATCTTTCAACATTTGCATCCCAAACATCTATAGCATCCCATTTAGCAAACTCTTCCTTCCAATTTTCATCTCTTAATTTTTCAGTTGGAACAATAATTAAAATTCTAGCAAATAAATTATTCAATACAATTTCTTTTGCATAATCAATGGCCACTTTAGATTTACCTGCACCTGTTGCCATAACCACAATAGCCCTATCTTCTTCTTTTGCAATCCTTAGAGCTTCTCTTTGGATTTTACTTTTTATTTCATTTTTATTCATAGTTTTTTATGTATTGTATAGTTGTGATAATAGCTTCTACATCTTCATAATGAACACCTTTAATATTAAACATTGGATGTTTTTTATCAATAACAATTTGTGCTATTACAAAACCTTCAGAAACTATTTCTTTTTTTACATTTTCTACTGTCTTTATATCTTTGATAAATACAGCAGGCCCTATTGTCCAATTAAAAAACATCAGGCAATTGGATTTTTACATTTAGAACAAATAATGTCTTCAGGTTGTGAATAAGCTCCATTGCATTTACACCATTTTTCAGTGTCCCCTTTAATTGAGATTTCAAGTTGAATTGGCTTTTCTATTTTAGTAACTTCAGTGACAACTTTGCTCACTAAAAGAACATCTTTATAGTTTAGACAAAGAACCATTTCTGCTTCTTCAATACCTTTACAAGGTGTTCCTACATTTCCTTCCCAAAGAACTGCTTCTGAAATACCAACAACTAATTGAAAAGTTTTTAGAAATCCATCTTTTGTACAAGTGTAATTATATTGTGTTTTTGTAATCATAATATTAAAATTAATGGATTTCAGAATAGGAATTTCCATATTGAATATCAACTCCCATTTCTCTATTTAAATTCATTGTGTCATTTATTTTCTGAATTACTTTTCTAAGCTTAATAGTAGTTTCATACTTATTTCCAGGATTAAGTGGGAAGACAATCTCATCGTGGAACTGCCCACAAAGTTTTATTCCTAGTTGTCTAGTACCTCTGACATAATTATCAAAGATAAAAACCCCTGTACCTTGATTTAAAGTTGAAAATCTGTCTTTATCATACCTCAAAGAGTACCAAAATCTACTTACAGGATTATAGAGCCACATTTGTTTACCAATAGTTCTGACAATACAAGCTTTGGCAATCTTTTTTACAGACCAATTTTTTTTCCAATAAGCTTCAAGTAAAAATTTACATTTTTCAACTGGCATACCTGAACTTCTACTCATTGTAGGTGCTCCTGCTCCATAAACTGCTCCATAATTGACAGTTTTAAAAGTGTTTCTTTCTTCTTTAATTTTTTGATACCTCTGTTTTACAGTAGGTATTAATTCTTCATCTTCATCAATTCCTTTATACCATTCAATGTCAGCTGGACTTACTCCCATTTCTCCTTTGGTCATAGAATATGCAAATTCAGCTAAATTAAGATGAGGGTCAAATCCTGGAGTATTCATTTCATTTACATACTTAGGGTCAAAGAAATACATAAAATGCTGTTTTGTTCTATCTTCTAATGAAGACATATCTGAACCACATAAAATCATTCCTTCAGGTGCTATTAAACACCCTCTAATATGTTCTCCATCTTTCCAGTCTTTTTTACCTGTATATTTAGGAAGATTTACAATTATGGAATGTTTAAATCTAAGGGTATTAGTGAGACCTGCAACTTTTGCTTGTAAATATCCTTCATCATCTACATCTCGTAAGAAACCTTTAAGTAAACCTATTCTATGTTTAATTACATAGAACATATCCAACTCTTCAAGAAGAGGCTCTACTTCATAAAGTTTTTTAACACTTCTACATAATCCTTTTCCTTGTGGTAAACTTATCTGTGGTATAGGTCTTTTAGTTACCTTATCATACTTAAAAGTAATAGGTTTCCATCCTAAAGAAAATAACCAATCTTTAAGTTGGTCTGTTGACCCTGGGTTTCCTAATTCTCTGCTCCTCTCTAAATGGATAGGAGCATTATGCTCTACAGGGTCAAAACCAAGTTCTCTTAATAATTCTTCCCAATCTTCTCCTTTTTTACTAAGAGAACCATCTTTTTTATAATAAGTTTTTGGCTTATTTATGATTCTTTCAGAAATTGATTCAGGCATTGCTTCAGAAAGAATAATACTT